CCCGTAGAGTTTCTCAGGAGAACTCCAATCCTTGCGGTTGCTCAAAATCCGCGGTGTACCCTCATCGTTATATTCATCCCATTCGCATTGAAGCCCTGCGAGCGGGGGGTAATTCACAGCTGGGATCTCTAGATCCACGTCCAACCGGTCACTAGCAAAGGAGTAGCGTGCCGCATGTTCATACCAAAGTGCTGGTAGAATCATGGGAAAACTCCAGTGATCTAACGGTTGGATCCTTGTTAAGGAGCTGAGATACTGTTCTATAGACAGTTGTACCTCAACGGTAATACCATACAGTTTTTCAACAAGAAGCCTCGTGTTCATCGGGGGTTCTTTACGCGGTATGTGCCCGCATTGCATGGCGGCCAGTATCTTCTCACGCTTATAAGAGTCAACATAGCCTTTTCGGTTCAACAGATTCCGGAATCCATTGCTGGATGAACGCGGAGTGTTCCTAATCCCATACCAGCCAAGTTCAGCTACAATGGGACAACCGGGGTATTGAAATGCTGTGGAAAGCGCCTTACAACGTAGCAACATATAGAGCTTGCAATTCCGCGCGCGGGCGTACTGACGTTGTGCCCACCCAAAGTTAGTTAAAACCTTGCGTGGATCCGTGATGTTGACCCGATCATGAGGATCGAATACAAGACCACAGAAGGATGCGGTGGAGATGGTGTCATGCACCTCCAACTTAATAACTAAGCCCAATCGGGCAAAGTCCGCTACGGTGGGGGGAGTCCCCACCATGGTAAAGAGACCATCGTCTCCTTCAACCACTCCTCGTACCTTGCGGCAACCCGCCCTTCGACAGACGAATTCCATTAGCATTAGGTTAGAAAACCCATTGCCCAAGGACGTGCACATCTCACCGGACATTCTGGTGGCTTCTACCATCACCTTGAAGTCCTTAAAGACACACAAATTGAGGCCACCTAGCACTTCACGTACCAGGCGCATGAATTCCCCGCCAGCAGGCAGGTACTGCGTCATGTATGAGTATAGCTCAAACTCACATGCCTCCATCAACTCTCGCGTAAACAAACTTTCAAAAGCAGTATAGTCTGTAGCGATGTATTTGGCTCCTTCACGGTGGAGAAGGCCCATTATATAATCAGGGCGTTCTGCAACTGGAACATGCTTGATAAAGGCCTCGTATTTGTATACTTGCTCTTCTATCAGCTTAAAGATAGGTCCCACGGCACACTTAAATGGATCTGACCGTGAGTTGATAGCACGGGCATGCTTGTAGGTTGGATAATCCTCATCTTTCATGAAGGAACTGCATCGGAAATAGCGGTGGGATTTATCTGGATCCCACATACTTCCAACGCCATCCCATTGAACCCGGAGCTCTTGTCGTCTCCAGTCGGGGTATGTTGTGTGAGCTAACCAATGTTCTACACTCACATCACTATCGGCAGCCAAGGGGACAAATAGCTGCCTGCATCTCTTGCGAACATGACGTCTAAATCTCTTAAGACTATCATCCTTCACAGGAGGCGGTTTACTCAAAAACCTTTTTCTCACCCCAGCGCTGGTCGTACGGGGGTCCAAAGGGTCGGGGTGTGGGCGAACCGCTCCAACCACCACCGGCCCTAATGAAACTTGGACCACCGGGCGCTTTCCCAAAGCTACCGGCCGCAGTTCTGATATGACTGCAGATTCCTTCATCTCGGGTATGGTATCCATAGAATTCTCTAAGTACCTATATCCCCGGGCATACGACCTAAGTCCTCCCTTCACGCTGGGGCGGGTCAGAAACACCGGGTGCGGGCCTGTCGGTTTTGGAACCACAGGCCTAGCGCCACCTCAACGGTGTTTCCCGCCACATCACCACCTTCTTTCTGCTGATAGAGTTCTTTGTCAATATTGACGGTGTGTGTGGTCTTCGCCGACTGAATCAATCTTTCTTGAACGACAAGGAAATCGTTCGTTAGCATAATCACAGGGACAGTGAACTGTGCCAACAACTCATGCGATATGAGCAGGAAGTCGGGAACGCCAGTACGTTTCCCGAATGTGTCAGTATTTAATAAAACGCCATTTAAAGTCTTTCGATATGCTACCACGCTATATCGGGCATTGACATGCTTCAGTTCCCGGAGTGACATGACGTCGGCACGTCTGTCAACATCGTCCCAATCTGCGTTGGTCATCGACGAGTAACTGTGGGTGGTGCGCTCACAAAATTTCGATCTGTACCCGCGCTTGGCACAGAGATAGCGGTCGGCGAAAACCGCGGCAACCTGATAGAGCATGCTGGCAACCACCCATTGCCAGCAAATCAGG